TTTATGACGTCCATATTCAGCTTCTCCAACCCTCTGCTTTAATCTTTGCTCGTATTCCTCTACGTTCAAAGCTCTTTCCCTTCATCGAGGGCTGCTTTGACTTTAGATTTTACAAGACTAGCTAGCTCGTCATCCTTTTCATCCCAAGCTGTTATTAAAACATTTCGGACTAAAGAGTCTTTGACGTGCTTTTGTGCTGTTTCGTCTAGCTTTTCAAAAGCTTTCATCTGTACTTTAGTTAGATTTTTATCTAGCATGTCCATTAACTCAGCTTCATTGTTCTTAATGTATTTAAAAACTAATTCTTTAACTGCTGGTACGGTATAAGCGATGTAACCGCCTAAACCTAATACTACAGCAACTAATGCCATAAGTAACGGTTCATCCATTAGTGTGTCTAACATTCCAGATTCTTCTACAGTGTCGATAAGAGCAGTGATGTTACCATCCTCTGCTGTCTCATTTCCAGCTGTTTCATTGTTTGTATTGTTCATATGTTGATATATCCATATTGTTGGGGTACCCACGGTAGCACTTGCGATAAGTTACCTGTGGAGCAATGGCCCTGTGGCGGGTGCCCATAAATATTTAGAAGCCCTATGTATATAAAGCTTACCATTTAACTCTATTAGCCCAGTAAGCCGCAGACATCTTACCCTTCTTAATGTTCTTAGCGTGGCGCGCTTTAAAACTCTTTCTTCGGGCGTTTGATTTCTTATCTGTCTTCTTACCAGCAGTGCTAACACCCTGTTGACCAAACCTAATTAATTTAGTCTTAGTTCCTTCCTTAGCCACTACTACGTGTGACTTCTTAGGGTGATTAGGTGTTCTCTTAGGTTTATTATAACCTGAGACTCCTGCTCTAGTTAATTTAGCATCTTTCTTCTTCTTAGGTGCCATTATTTCTTCTTAGTCCTCTTCTTAGCTGTTTTAGCTGCTCTTTTAAATTGTTTAGCAGTTGGGCGACCTTTAGCTCCTTTCTTCTTCATCTTTTCTCCTGAGCCCTTTTTAATACGTTTGCGTTTAGCATGTATGTTAGCATATAATCCTTTCTTGGCCATTATGCTGGACTCCTTCCTATTATAGCCCCTTTCTTTTTATTCAAAGCTTTTTTTGTTTTAGGGTACTTAGTATTGATAGTCATCTTACCTTTCTTCTTTTTAGAAGGTTTCTTCTTGCGCTTATAAGCCATTATAACACGTTGCGTTTAGCACCGGGTGCGTAATTCTTTTTGTCATCAACGAAATCTACATTGGGGGTAGGCATTACGTCTGACCCATCCATATACATCGGTTTACCCTCTGCTGCTGGTGATTTCTTTACATCTTTAAATGATGTAATAGGCTTCTTATAATTCATCTTATCTATTTGTTCTTTTGTTGGTTTTACCATTATTGCTCCTCGTCGTGGGTCATGATTTCTAGAATTGCATCTATAACATCATGTAACCCATCTACTTGCTCAGCTAATTCATATAGCTTTTGTGACATCTCTTTTACTTCGAAGTCGTTCATTTTTTATTCTCCATTTTATGTTCTTGCTCTTGTGCTTTACTTTCTACATCTTGTGCTTGTTTCAATACAGCGTCGTTATAATCGATGACTGCTTGAGCTTTCACTTTATAGAAAGCTGTTTTCTCTGCTTGTTCTTGTTTCCAGACGTCCAATGCATCTTTGATAATAAGTAGAGCTGGTCCACCTAATATAGCTATCAAAGTTGTATATCCTTCTATTTGTTCTAGAACTGCTGCGTTCTGAAGTCCGCTGTGTATAACGAACCCCGCAAACCCAACCCAAAGTAAAACTAAAGGTACAGCAATCATAAACATAAATATGTCGTTGAATGTAACTCCTTCTCTTGCTTCCTTACTCATTGGTTTTTTCTCCTTCTTTGGTTTTTTCATGGGCGTTTCGTTTCTTAAGTGTGGTATACCTTTCAACGCTTGGCGCACAAACGACACAAGTACCGCGGAAACAATTACACATCCCATGAACGCCATTGTTACTGCTAGTACCTCTAGTATATTTATCCATTCTATCACTCCTCTTCTCCTATTGATTCCAATAGTTTTTTATATCGATTACTCATCTGGGTCCTCCAATACTATTTCATCTATATAAAAGTAATTAACGTATTCATACTCACCGTTTCTATCCCAGTCGGCATAAAGATTAACGTATACCATATACCATCCAGTATAAGGTTCGGTAAAGTATTCTACTCCAGAAGATAATGTATACTCGTTACCTTCCCATCCTGTTACGTTAAAGAAGTAGTTGTTGTACATGTAACCATTCCACACCGTTTCGTTGTCCACTACCTTTATATGTCCTATATCATAGAACACCATGACTGGTAATGTGTCTTGGTCACAGTCTGTATCTATATCTACTGTAATATTTAAAGAGTTGTCTTCTCTAGAATAGTTTCCATATTGTAAACCATTATAAAAGTATGTTGCATTAGATGCACATTCGTAAGCTTCGTATTCGCAACTACCGTCATCTTCCTCAGCTCGGTCGTTAAAGTTCTCAGCTTCTATGTCCATACAACCGTAAACTGTCTCATTGGTCTGAGTCTCGTTGTTACCTGTGTTGTTATTAACGGGACCGCCAAGAAATTGACAACGCCCATTGTCATGGGTAGCCTGTGCATTATAATTATCCGCATCTGGATTTGTACAACCATATAATACAGGAGGAGGGAATACACAACTACCATTATCGAATGTAGCTTTAGAATTGAAATTGATAGCTGAAACGTCCATACATCCACCCAGTGTAATAGGCTCTTCCTCTCCCCCAAAAATATCTTGTAACACGCCGACATCTACGGTACCACTACCAAACATTGCTAGAAGTAATACAGTTAACACTGAACCTAATTTCTTTCCAAACTGAGTTTCCCCTAGTTTGTCTCCAGCTTTACCAATGGTCTCAAAGAGACCTTCTTCTTCGTCATCTGGTCTTCTACCTCCTATCCCTAATGCATCTCGTTCTTCATCAGAGATTACAGAGATAGCTCCGTAATCATCGCGCGCCATGTATTATTTTACATGACGCTTGTATTTAAAGATTACCCTCAATCGAAGTCAGGGAACTGGGATTGTGACTCTACGTCTAAGGTACCTTTTAATTTGTTACTTACGTCTGCATAGTTTTCTTTTTTACGTTTAGAAAACTTAGGTTTCCATTTAGGAAGCTCTACATCGCAAGGGCCGCCGTTACCTTTATAGAACGAGCACCACTTACATAAGTTCTGTGGCTTAGTCTCATATCTATCTTCGTACTCTTCGCGCTCCTTGATAGCATCGTGTACCATCTTAATCAAGTCCTTTGCTTCGTCAAGTACATTCTGATTAACCTTAACAAAGAATGTGTCATCAAAGCGTAGGTAATTAACGCCTACAAAGTCAGGCATCTCTCCCATCTCTAGTGTGTATAAGAAAGCGTAAATGATTAGCTGTCTATAATATTCTTCAGGTAAGTATGCTCCGTAGCGCTTACTGGTCTTATAATCGAGTAGTGTAGTACCACCATCGAAATCATTACATACAACATCGATAACTCCTACAATTGCATACTCTTTAGACTTAACCCACTTCTCAGCGTACTTAGGTGCTACAGCGTTCCAAGCTTGTTGCTTGTTTTTAAATATCTTCCACTGTACCATCTCTGTTAATTTCTTATCGACGGAGTCGACGAAGTTCTGTAGTAACGCTTCTGTCTCAGTATACATAGAATCCATCTCTTCCTTGGTGTGTACATCCCATAGCCATTTATGTTTAGCTATCTTCTCTTCCCAGCCAGTCTCGAACTGTCCTTGTACCCATAACTTGGGTGCTCCTTTCTCCCACTGGGGTAACGTACGGAATTGTTTTTTAAATAAGTCTTCCAATACTTGGTGTACCAACGTACCACGGAACAGGTGTATAGTTTTCTTTTGAGGAAGCTTGGCTATATAGTTGTAATAGAATTCACGGGGGCACTTCAAGTACGTATTTATTTTAGAAGGACTAAGCCGCATGTGGCTAGCTGTCCACGTTGCTTCACTCATTGTCACACAAATCCTGTTTCTTTTCAATAGGCGCCATTTCGTCACCGGGGTCACTTACAAAGACACGTACTTTCTCTATCTCATAGCTCCACGGGGGAGCGTAACCTTCGCTATAATCAGCAAAGGTACCGTCACCATTAAGATTAAGCTCTACTTTGCATGTACAATTATGCCACCA